CTTATCTTATGATTGATGAGCAGACTGGTGAGTCAAACACACCACAGGCAATCACTAACATCACTCGTTCTTTAAAGCGTTTAGCTCAGAAGATTAATAAGCCAATTGTTATCTCTACACAGGCGCTTACATGGAAGATGAAGAAGGGCCAAGTAACCGCTGACTCTATTGGTTACTCGTCTTCATTCCACCAAGATGCTGACGTTATCTTTGGGCTACAGCGAGAAGATGAGAACGTAGATGACACTCGTCTGCTTCGTGTAGTTGCTAGTCGTAACGGTGGGCTTAGTGAAGTATCTTTGATGTGGGATTGGAACACAGGTTACTTCCGCGAGATTAGTGATGATGACCTATGACAATCGAAGAGATGACAGATACGTTATCTCGTCTTGGGGTTGAGGTATTAGATACCCGCGGATACGAGATTAACGGCTACTGCGCCGCTCATGAGCAGCGTACAGGCCATGTTGACCATAACCCTTCATGGTGGATTAATGCGGACTCAGGGGCCTTCATATGCTTCTCCTGCGGCTGGAAGGGCAACCTATATACATTGGTTAGTTACATCCAAGATATCGAGTATACAAAGGTTGGGGACTGGTTAGGCTCTGCCGCTAGCCTTACTGCTCGTTTTAGTAGATTAACAAACGCAATAAAGCGCAAACCTATTGAGGACATAACAGTTGTTACCGAATCAATGCTATCTGCCTACACGCAGGTTCCAGAGTATCCGCTTGAGGTTCGCGGGTTATCCACAGAGAGCGCGGCTAAGTACGGTCTTTTATGGGACGAGCGCGCTGGTAACTGGATTATTCCAATTAGAGAGCCAATCAATAACACTTTATTAGGATGGCAAGAGAAGGGATTCTCTCATCGTTACTTTAATAATAAGCCTGCAAAGATAAAGAAGAGCATAAGTTTATTTGGGTACGAGCATTATAAAGGCGGAGACATGATTGTCGTCGAGTCTCCCCTAGACGTTGTTCGTCTTAGTTCTATCGGTATTGATGGAGCGGTTGCGACTTATGGAGCCATAGTGTCATCTGCTCAATTCAATCTCATACGTGGCGCCGATAGGATTATTTTTGCTATGGACAATGACGACGCGGGGCGCGCCTCATCACAGGCTCTACTAGAAATGTGTGAGCAAATGGGTGTAGAGTGCTGGTTCTTCAATTACAACGGTATTGATTTAAAAGACGTAGGCGGTATGAGCAGGTCAGAGGCCTTGACTGGTTTATCGACCGCTCGTCATATTCTTAGAGGGGTGGCAAAATGATTATTGGATTAGCGGGGTACGCTCAATCTGGAAAAGACACGGTAGCTAATTACCTATCTGAATTTGGTTTTACACGTATTGCTTTTGCGGACCCTATAAGAGATTTATTGTATGAGACGAATCCTTTAGTTAAAGATGGATACAGGGTTCAAGGTGTTGTAGATGCTTTTGGCTGGGACAGAGCAAAGGTGGAATACCCAGAGCTTCGCAACCTATTGCAAACTTTGGGCGTAGGCGCTCGAAAAACATTTGGTGATGACTTTTGGGTATCACAAGCATTAAATAAAGCTGATTTTAAAAATGATTTTGTTATTACAGATGTTAGATTTCCAAACGAGGCAGATGCTATTAAAAGACTTGCCCCCTCTCAAGTGTGGAGAATAGTCAGGCCTGGGGTAGAGGCTGTTAACCTCCACGAATCAGAAACCGCTATGGATGACTGGAGATACGACCAGACCTTTTTCAACGCAGGTTCTATAGAAGACTTAAAGCAGTCTCTTTCTGTCAGGATGAGGGCTTTAGTATGAAAGAGCAATACTGGTCTTGGTTACTGGCCGTAATAGGTGTAGCTGGTATTTACTTTGTTGGTCGTAAGACTATATGGGGCTGGATAGTTCTTTGTTTTAACGAGGTATTATGGATTACATATGCCCTTATTACTAAGCAGTATGGCTTTATATTTTCAGCCGTAGCTTATGCTGCTGTATACATTAAATCTTTTATTCACTGGAGGCGTGAAGAGTGACCTTTACTGGCACCCTACTTCCATATCAACCAGAGGCTGTAGACCGCATGTGCGAGCGCAGTAAGATGTTGGTGGCTTATGACCTTGGTTTAGGCAAGACGGTTATTACCATTGCCGCTTTAGAGCGTCTCATGGATGAGAACAAAATTAAAGAGCCAGGTCTTATAATCTGTTTATCTTCATTGAAGTATCAATGGGCTAATCAGATTGAGAAATTTACAGATGGAACTTCAAAAGCTTTGGTTATTGATGGTACGCCGAACAAACGCGCAGAGCAATACGAACAGGCCTTCGATTGGCGGAACACGGGGATTGATTACATTATCCTTAACTATGAGCAAATTGTTAACGACTGGGACAAAGTACGACACCTCCCAAGAGGCTTCGTGGTGCTCGACGAAGCAACAGCTATCAAATCGTTCAAGTCAAAACGTTCCAAAGCCGTAAAGAGGTTAATCAATGCACCGTTCAGGTTTGCGCTCACAGGTACCCCTATTGAAAATGGCAAGCCTGAAGAGCTTTATTCTATTATGCAATTTGTCGACGCCAACGTACTTGGTAGGTTTGACATCTTTGACTCTGCTTTTATTGTAAGAAACTCTTGGGGAGCTCCGCAGTACTACCGTAATCTTGACACTCTTCACACAAAGATGAAAGAGGCTTCTGTGCGTAAAGCGCAGAAAGATGAAGACGTAGCCCCATATCTTCCAGATACTATTCACAAAGAGCCCATTAAGATTAGCTTTGACCGTAAGTGCTCTAAGTTATATACCCGCATCGCTGGTGATTTACTATTTGATTTAGACGAAGCTCAGGCCTTATTTGGTTCTGGGTTTAATGTTATGGCTCATTACGGATATGCATCGCAGCGCGGAGGCCCAGAGGATGAAATGCGCGGTAAGATTATGTCTAAGATTGGGTCTTTAAAGATGCTTTGCTCACACCCAGACCTTCTTCGTAGTAGTGCTGTTAAGTTTAAATTGCAATCTGGAGAGGGGTCGTCATACGCAAATGACTTGGTTGATTCTGGTGCTCTTGACGGTATTAGTCATTCACCTAAACTGGACTATACGGTTCAATATGTTAAAGAGTTTCTTGAGCAAGACGAGGCGAACAAAGTAGTTATTTTTGCTACCTATGTTGACATGCTTGACAAACTATCTGATGCGCTTGGCCCCGACCAGTGCCGTTTATATTCAGGTAAGCTAGACGCCAAAACTAAAGAGGAGAACAAAATTGCTTTTAACACTGACCCTGCTATTCGTGTTCTTATTTCTTCCGATGCTGGCGGGTATGGTGTTGATTTACCAGCGGCTAACCTACTTGTTAACTACGACCTTCCCTGGTCTTCGGGGGCTGCGGTCCAAAGAAACGGGCGAATCAGAAGAGCGTCCTCAACCTGGCCCTCAATTGTAATTCAAGATTTATTAATTGAAGGCTCTATAGAGGTGCGGCAGCACGAGTCTCTGCAACAGAAGAGCTCAATAGCAAATGCTATTATTGATGGTGAAGGTATGGATAAGGATGGTGGGGTGCCTTTGAGTGTTGGAGGCCTTAAGCAGTTCCTAGCTTCAGCAATTATTTAATGCCCCATAGCTCAGTTGGCAGAGCATCGCACTGTTAATGCGAGTGTCCCTGGTTCGAGTCCAGGTGGGGCAGCCAATCTCCCTTCGTCTAATTGGCAAGACTGCGGATTCTGGTTCCGCCTATCGAGGTTCGAGTCCTTGGGGGAGAGCTTTACACCCAACGATAATCGTTGGGCAGGTATACTTATTTAATGCCTAACGCACCTAAGACACCTACGCGTACTATCCGCGTACCTGACGACCTGTGGCTTGCCGTCCAGAAGAAGGCCGCCAAAGAGGGCGTTACAGTAACCAGCATTATTATAAAAGCTTTAGAAAACTACCTTACTGAGGTTGACAGCGACTCTAAGTAGGGCATAGGTTACTCCTCTAACCAAGGGGGATACCGTGGAAGACAAAGAACTCAAGAATAATATTCGTCAATACCTCATGCTTAAAGATGAGCTTGACATGATTACAAAACGACAGAACGAAATTAAACAACGTTTAATTGAAGTTGTTGACTCTGTTGAAGCAGATGATAGAGGCCATCGCGTCCTAACTGTAGAAGATGAAACGGTTGGAGACATAACACTTACACGTCAACGCCGTGTATCTAAGTCACTTAACATGGAAGTTGCTGAAGATATCCTTACTAAGAAGGGTATTAAAGACCAGTGTATTAAAATGGTTCCTATGATTGACGAAGCAGAAATCATGGCAGCGTTCTATGAAAACTATTTAACTGAAGAAGACATCGATGCGATGTTTCCATCTAAAATCTCGTACGCATTCCTATTGGATAAGTAATGTCCGAAGATTTTATTGACTCTATTCTTTCTGATTTGGATGAGTACTATCCAAACAGTAAGCGCAAGCGCAAGGTATCCGTCCCCAAGAAGCCAGAGATAGAACCTGACTTATCTTGGGATTCCAAACCAACTAAGAAGACACTACCCAACGGCAAAGACGTTGAGTTGTTTTCTATTGGCGCGCTTGCGGCAGCCTTAGGTCGCCCCGTAATTACTATCCGCACGTGGATTAAAGAGGGCTACCTACCTGCATCGCCGTATCGCCTCCCCACTAAAAAGAACATTAATGGGGAGGACCACCAAGGCCGACGTTTGTACTCTAGGGCCATGGTGGAATCGACAATCGAACTATTTCGTTCGGCTGGCGTCCTTCACACAAAACGTGTAGAATGGTCGCTACACCGACAACTTAGTAATAAGATTGCCGAGGCTTGGAATGACATCCGAGCAACCGAAAATAAAACAAACTAAAATAAAAGGATGATAACAAATGGCAGTAAACAGAACAGATGAGTACCTTCCAGAGAACGACGAGTTCTCAAACAGTGCTCCACTTACAGACCGACCAGCGCAGAGCACAAGCTCAGTAATTCAATCTGGTTGGGAAGCAGCAGATAAAGCATCTGCACCAGCAGGCGGATATCCAGTTGAGTTTAAGTTCAACGATGGAGAGTTCCAAGTAATCAAGTTCCTTGACCAAGATGGCCCATTCGCTATCTATAAGCAGCACTTCTTGTCACAGATTACAAGTGGTAAGCGTTCATTCGTTTCACTTGGTGCTAATGACCCGTTGTGCGTAAAGCTTGGAAGCAAGCCTGAAGACAAGAAAGCATTCACAGTTGCAAATCTAAGTGCACCTGGCGGACCACAGCGTCAAATGCTTATCGCAAGTCCACGTCTATACAAGTCACTGCATGCCGCACACTTCTCACCAGCAGGTCCTCTAACCAAGAACTACTGGGCGATTAGTCGTACAGGTAAAATGCAATCCACTGTGTACCACATCAACCCTGTTAAGCCACGTGACCTCGCTGAGGACTGGGGCATTACAGACGAAGAAGCAATTGAAAAAGCAATTGCTGCAATGGTGCCGTTTGAACGCTCCGCTATCAAGGAGCCAACATGGGAAGAACTAGAAGCAGTCGCTGCTTCACTTTCCTAAAACAACAGGTTGCTAAGGGGTCAGGTCATATCCCCGACTTGACCCCTTAGCTCACACAGGGGACATAACTTGAACATAATTACGACTAAAGAACAATTAGATGAGATGGTTGCTCACTATCTTAAGCAAGATTCTTTTGCTTTTGACGTGGAGACCGTAGGCGATAGCAGAGGCATACCTGCAGTTAATGAGGTGCTCTGGATTAGCTTTGCAACGCATGACCGCGGTGATGTAATCCCAATGGGGCACCCACACGGCGAGTTTATATCTGAGTCTTTTCCATTGACAGGGCAAGGTGAGAAGCGAGTTGCCGCTGGGCTCCCTGCACGTGAGTTAGACTATTCAAGAGATAAAAAGAAAGCCATCAAGATATTTGGTGATGCTCCAGAACAGTTATTTCCAGCCGAGGTATTCAAGGCACTAAAGCCTTTATTATTTAACGATAGTAT